CTTTGAGCAGTCTGGCAATTTCAGCAGGGCTTTGCGTTTTTACAACGGGAGGCGCATAAATTTTATTTTCCACTTTTGTCTCCTCGACCATTCGAACCTTGGCCATTTTGTGCCTCCGTCAAGAGTTAAAAAAGATGACAGGAGATACGATTCGCGATTTTTCATATCCGATCTTTGGTCCCCGATCGTGGGGGAAGAATCTGAAAAACAATCGAATCGTATCCCAGGAATTATGCCGAGAGGAATCACGCTCCGAAGAGTGAGAATCTTCTACGGCGCCCCATGAGCACTGACGAGGAGTGACCGACTCCGCGTGCAAGTTCATCTGTCGATTGTTGCTCTTGCGGTTCCATGGCACGAAGCCAGGGTTTGCGAGAGCAACGGATGGGGCACGAAGCCCCGAGTTCTCGATCTTTGCGTGAGCGTCTTGGTAGATGCTCGGATCGAGATAGGCGAACTGGCTCCTACGCGGGAGCACACAAGGGCCCGAAGGCCATCGCCAGGAATGCTCAACACAATGGTTGAGCAAAGGTTTGTCGACCATCAGCATGCGAACTCATTATCCGCCCGCGCCGAATCAAACACAAAGTCGGCGCGGGCTTAAAAGAGGGAAATTTATTCGCCGTGCTGAACAACGCAAGCTCGTTTGTAACGAGCATAGTCGCCGGTGGTGACGTCCGTGCGGACGGGCCAATCGCCGATGAACTTCCAGGCGGTAGAAACCTGATCTTGCAAACGGTTCAGAGGCGCTCTGAGAATCATCTGAATCCGCTCTGTGAAGACTTCGATTCCGTTGTTCGTAATTCTTGGCTCTGCGGTTTTGCCCGTGATGCCTGCCTCGGTGATCAGCTCATCGAGGTTGGTGTAGTACTCACGAAGCATTCCCTGCCCGACAAACAGAGCGCGGTGAACTTTGACACCCGAGGTCGCGCCGGTGTTGAAGAGCTCGCCGGCGAAGGCTTCGTCGGTCGAGTAGGTCGCCGTGAGGCCGCCGTCGACGGTTTCAGGAATCGGGTTTTCGGAGTTCTGGAAATACACGGTGCCGAGGAGTTGACCGATTGTGAAATCCTTATACATGTAGTAATCGGGCAAGGCGGTCAGCAAACGCTGCCATTCTGGATCCGAGAACACTTGGGCTTCAGAGGTCGGGTCGAGGTGGCAGTGATATTTCCCGTCGGGCATCGGGGGAACGTTGCTGGTTCGGAAACGCGAAATCGCGGCTCGGATATCTGAGAGGCGAAGGAGATCGGTACTGCTGATATCGTCAATCTTCATGCCGCCGCCGACGCGAACCAAGTAGGTTCGATCCTCGGAGACGATATATGCGCGATCGGCAACCGTGACAGCGCCGCCCGCGATTGTGATCGTGCCGGGACCAACTTCGTCACCAGCCGTAGCAGCGGAGAAGCCGACGATGGTTCGAGAGACTTCAACGCCGGCGCCAGTCGTATCCCAAATCCGAATCTTCAGCGGATTGTTTGCGCTGACCGCATCGTATCGAACGGGGCTTCCAAGCGCGAGATCGGGTCGACGTGCTTTGGTGAGTCCGTTGAGTCGCTTTACAGCGATGGTCGTAACAGCGCCCTGCGGGCCATCGGCAACCGTGTGTCCCGATTCAGCCGCGTTGAAGAGCCGATTTCTCGGGAGGCGGTTGAGTGACTGACCGGCCGAGAGACCGAGTTGCTGGGCGTTGCGCAAAAACAAATTGGCGATCGCGACCATCGAGGTCGGCATATTCGTATCGATCGCGTCCGCATAGAGATTCAGAGTCGAGGACCATTGCTCGCTCGTGAACGTGCTGGGGACGGGGTCGGATCCTGGAACGAGCGGCTTGGTTTTCGGCTTGATGAGCCCTGCGCCCGTGAACGTCATGCTGTCGCCGACCTGGCCTGCCCACAACTCGGCAGTCGCCTCGCCGCGAAATAACAGCCGAGGGAAAAGCGCATCATGAAAGGCGCGCTCAAGGGTGTTCTCCTGAACGATTGCTCGGATTTCTGGTGATTGAACGATAATTGAAAAATCAGTCATGATTCGTCCTCGTCTTGTGGTTTGTTAAACTTCCCCGTTTGCCGTCATCGTTCCGGCGAACCCTTGTGTGACCCGCAAGACGAAGACGTGCTCTCAAATATTAAGCTTCAAGCCCTGTGAAAGAAGATGCTCTCGATATTCTTGTGGGTTCATTTTTCGAGCATCTTTTTTCCCTAGTACCGCTGCGGTTTGTGTCAGCGTTCCGGGCTTGGGCGCATTGACATTGCTACTCCCATTTCCCGTTGTCGCCGGCCGAACCACTTCGCTAAACAAAACTGGGTGTGACTCTCTCAGACTCGAGAAGTATTTCCGTTCATCGAATTTCGCTTGGTCTTGTTCGCTCAAACTCTCGACGTGTTTGGTCAGCATCCGAATCGCGACTTCGACCGCGACATCGTCTCTGATACCAGCCGTGAACGCCGCCGCCATCAAGGCCATCTCAGCGTCTTTTGCCTCGAGGCGTTGCTCGAGATCTTTTCGAGCTCGTGACTCTTGGCTCAATCTTTGATTCTGTGACTCGTAGGTCTTCTGCCACTTGCTGCGCTCTTTGAAGAGTTGACTCGCCTCTTTGTTGCTCTCGGGTTTGCTCTTATCCGAATCCACTTTCTGAACTTCTTGTCGTGGCGGTTGCGCTTTGACTTTGCCGCTCTTGACGCCTTGAATCAGCCCCTTGAATTCATCGACGCTCGATAAGCCGAGCTCTTTTACAATTGAATCGATTGCCTCTTTGCGGCCCTTTTCGCGTGCGTCATCTTTTGCTTTTTTGAATGCGTGTTGCGGAACGATAAAATTCTTTCCGTTCCCGGTCGTCGAGAATTCCGACTGTTGCCCGTTCCCATTTTGCTTTTCCGATTGCTCGGTCGGCATCGGTGGCTGAATAGGATCGATTGATACTGGTGCGCCGAGCGGTGGTGAACCGCTTGTCTGAACTTCCTGCGTCCCATCTAGCATGTCGTGTCCTTGTCTTGGGGTATCCCGTCTGTATTCACCGACTGTTCACCGCCGTCGTCACGTATCTGCAACGACAGAATGACCGCCGACTATTTCAGAGCGCGATTCCGCCTTTTGGGGTGATTCGGCTCTCGATAGTTTGAGAGCCTACGGTTAAACAACTTTATACAAACTTAAACAAACGCATTGTATAAGTGTGGATAAGCGAGCAACTCTTATACGCTGGCGAATTTTTCGGTCAGTGCAACGACAGTGTTGGGCACGTAGCGAATGACTGCGCGGGTGACTGTATTCGGGAAGGTAATCGTCTTGCCGTCGACTGAGAGAGCCGCGATTCCAACTGCCGTCGAGGCGCCGCCGGGAGGAAGAAGAGGAGTCACAGCGGAGTCGCCCGCGAGATAGGTTCCGACGCTGGCGCCGGTTCCCGAGGTGACAACACGAGCACTCTGAACAAGCAGGGCGCCGTTGCCTGGAATCGTCACGCCTGCAACGCCTGTGATCGTGCCCGTGTCATATTCGACGGCCGTGAACATCGTGCCGAGGTCGATCTTGGCGAGCGCGTCAGAGATCTTGTTGGGGTTGGCTTCGTTCAGAACATTCTTTAGGGTCTCGACAACGGTGGTTGTAGTTGGCATTTTTGCTCCTTAAGGATTGGTTACGCTTTCTCGCCCAGAAAAACTTTTACGGTTGTTGCGGTCGCCAAAACACGAGTGAGATCGATTGCCGTGATCGGAACCGTTTGCGACATCAGAATCAAAAATGAGTCGAATGGAATTGCCTGCGTCGTGCCATCCGCGCTTGTCAAACGCGCTTTAACTTTGCCGCCGAGCGCTTTCAAAATTACCACATGCGCATTGACAAGCGTTCCGAATGGAACCGCAACCGGCGTATCGACCGAGAGTGTTATGTCCGAGGGTTGTTTGCTCTTCAACGCAAGCGGCTCATCAATCGGCGTCGCCAACGAAGGGTCGAGCGACGTCAACGAGAGCGGCGTGACGGTATAGCTGCCGGATAAAACGAATTGGTCGGCCATCTCAACTCACGAAAAAAGGTTCACAGCAATCAGCCCGGGCCAATCTTAAAAGGCGAGGGGTCGGGGGCCTTCGGCAACGAAGCCTGTGGAAGTTTTGATTCGGTGTCTTTGTTGTCGGCAACTTCGTCTTTGTATTTTCCATATCGCTCATCGAAAAGTTCGGCTGCGCTTTTCTGAGAGGCGGCACCAGCGTTTGCGAATTCGACCCAGAGGGGTTGGTCAGGCATTGGCGTTCTCCTATTGGTGTTTCGTGCGCCCGCTTATTACTTTGTCGCGCCGAACGGTGAAGGCGGACTCGGCAAGGCTGGCGTTGTGGGGGGTGGTGGAGTTTTTACTTCCGAGTATGATCCCATCGCGGAATCGTAAACGTTGACGACTGATTTCTGACTCGACTGCTCGGCCTGTTTTGCAAGCTCAATTGCACAAGGCATGCGTCCCTCCCCCGCTCAAACTAAAAAGGCTTCTTCTGAAAACTGTTTTGCTTGTCGACCATCGATGGAATGTTTTCGGCGTAGTGACCGTGCGGCGCGTGCGCCATTCCCGTCGTCAGCATCTCGCCGCATTGCGAACAAATGGGCGCATCCTGACCGAAGCCTTCTCTGGCCGTTCCGAGTTCGAGTGCTCGTGTTCGCGGTGTCCTAATCGTTTTCACGCCGGGATGAATCGCCATTGCGTCCTCTATTTCTTGATCTCAAACGGCAGGTTACTGTGTGTCAGCGGTCGAGATTCAAAATCTTTCCACACGATCATTCCAGGTTCACCGGGGGCGAGTTCTTTCGATGGTTGCGATACAGGATCTTTTAACGCCGGTCGCATTTGCGCATCAAAAGGAGATTCGACAGAAACTTTTTTTGAATCTCCCGCCCCTTTGAAATTGAATTCAATTCCCATATCGCTGACTCTATCCACAAATACAACCAGAGCGCAAGTACTCGTCACGCTACTTTGCCGCCGATACGTTTGTACACGTGGGCGATCAATAGATAAGGGTCATTGTGTTTCATGCCTTCGCCCTCTGGATCGACCGCGTCTTTAGCGTCGTTCCACTTGTCTTGATCTTCTTGTTCGGTAACCCATTCGGGGAAATCGTCGAGCGCGAAATCAAATCCCTGCATCTTCTCGACGAGCTCTTCGTCGGGATTTCCATCATCGATTTTCTTTGCTTCCTCTTCGACGATGGCCGAATAATCTTTCTCTTCTTCCTGCTCGCCCTCTTCTTTTTCCTCGGGCTCATCGACCTTGGGATTCTCTTTCGCGTCCTCGTCGGCCTCAAACTTTTGTTTCGCCTTCATGGGGAATGGCGGCTTCTTTTTATTCTGCTGAATGAACGCGTTCATTTTCTTCGCAGGAATTGGCATTTGTTTTTCCCCTTTAACGGTCGGTCAAAAGATAACAGCGAAACGGTACACCAAAACAATCTGTCGAGACAAGAAGTCATACGGCGATCTTCTTTTTGAATCTGCCGAGCACATCGATTTGTCGCTCTCGATAGTGCTCTTTCAGGTGTTGCGAGTGAGTCGTGACAATCAAATTCTCGAGACGGTTATCCCAACACCTGCCATTCTTATGATGCACGTCTTCTTCGGTTTTCAATTTGCGTCCGAGATGACACTCCATCATGAAACGATGCTCCAAAATATATCCGCGTCGGCCAACCAAAACCTCGACGTACCCATCGTCCCGAATTTTGTATTTCCGTTTCGGGTGCCGTTGTCGAATTGCGTGCCGCAAAACTTTTAGAAATGACGGCCCCAATTTCGCCGGGCGTTTCCTCATAGCGCGGTTGCACGCTTTCCGTTTCGCCAAACCCAACCAGGAATTCCCCAGTCTCGTTTCCATGGCGACACAACCGCGCGGTCGTTCGGTCGATTGGGCGGGAATGCCCACTCTTTACCTTGCAATGATTCGGGTATCGCTTCGCCTTTCGGTGTCGCGGGCGGCATGTAAAACATTTCGCCGACGCCAGCGACCTGCCCGTGCATTGCGAGTGAATCGATTGCCACTCTATCGTCATACGGGTTCCCGTCCTCGTCGACCATTTCCTCCCACTGCATTTTCATTCCGGGAACTTCACGCGCTGTGTCTTCAATAGCGTCTCGGTGCGAAGCATTGTATGCCCACGCTGTTTCTGTACGGACTATTCTTTCAGCCTGCCACCACTCGCTCTCGATGGCGGGGAGCACGCGCCCGATTGCTTCATCTTGAGTTTCTCCCGTGAGCAGTGACATGGCGAGTTCTCGCTCGACCGCCTTCACGGTCTCTGCGCCATGTTTTGCCATGCTGCTCTCGTGCATGCGAAGCAAAGAGATCTTTTTTTTGTCGATGATTCCGTAGAACCTCGACGCTTCCTCGAGGGGCAATTCAATCGTGGCGCCCGTGAACTTCTTCTCGAGTCGCCCAACGTCCTTCAAGAGCCCGCTCACCGCTTCTTTCTGCGCCTCTCGCGTGACCGACCCGAGCTCGGCCGCCATCTTCGCCGATAGCGTTGCCTGCCCGTCTTTGATTTGAGCGAGTGCGAACCGCATTTGATGCGTGGTGAAAGTGTCCGCGCCGCGACCTAGTTGAGCTCTGAGCTTCGCCTCTTGCTCTATCGCGGCCTCGTGATACATGCGGCTGAGAGGGAATACGCCTCGGCGCATAGAGAGACGGAGGAGTCGTTGCCGATGCTCCTCCATCACTTGCTGATAGTATTTTCTTTTCGCCGATGCCACGTGCCCCTCTTACTCTGAGAAAAGACGATGGAAGAAGTTTGCATCGACCGCGAGTTTACCGGGAAGCAATCGCAATGCGGCGAGTGTCAAAGCTGCGCTTCCATCAATTGAGAAATCACCGAGTGTGTTAGTACCGGCAGTGAATGTTGACGAAACGTGAACCTGATTGAACGCGCTATCGCCCATTCCCGCGCCAACCATATTGACTCCCCATCCGGCGTTTCCGCTCATATCTGTGGTGCCTAACATAGAGATATGGTTATGCGGCGTAGAGATACGAATTGCGTCGGCGAGATTGTTAATAAGCTTTGAAGCACCTGCAACAGTAATTTTGTTTGCGCCTTTGCAACTAGAGCTTGTAATGTTGACGAAATAAGCCATATCAATTGCCGCCTGAACGCAAGCGGATATTTCAGAATCAACTAACCCTATACTATTAAACGCTTGATAAAGGGCAATTCCATAACGGCAATCTCTAATTATAATTCCAGAACTACCTGCAATTCCCCCCGTGACTATTGCGTTCTCGCAATAGACGCCACATCCTTGAACGCCTGTCGACGATTTCCACCCCTCAAGTATCGTATTCGTATGCGCTATTAAAGTTGCACCTTTTGTAATTTCAACTGCACGCACGCCCGTTAAAGATCCCGGCCATATAAAACAGCCAGCTAAAGTTAAATTACCCGTTCCCCTCAATTGAATTCCGTATGTTCCAGTAGCAGGTGCAACCGCGTCGACAACACACGAGGTGAAACTAGCGGCTCCGCTTATTGTCAATTGAATAACGTTCGAGTTGGTAGTTTTGCCGCGAAATAAACAACTGGTAGAAACAACCGCCAACAATCCTGTGCTATTTAACGCGCCAAAACTTCCAGTGTTGCTGGCAACAAACTTTAGATTTGTAAGAATGACCGCGCCGCCATTTGATGCCGCTCTTGATTCTGGAACACGAATTGTAATCGGCGTTCCGGGGGATGGCTCAATGCTGACGGCCTGCGTGCAAAGCTCAAATGTCTGTCCATTAAATGCCGTGACAGTTGTATTTGAAGCGGTGATCTCCAAAGTGTCTATTGTGTTTGACGCAATCGGAAAATATTTTCCTGACTGCGCGCCGCTTGTGACTTTGACGAATTTCCCCTTTAGGTCGTTCACCGTCCAGCCGGCGGCGGCCATTGTTATGAAGCGCGTGCTAACGCTTGTGAACGTTCCAGATTGCACACCCGTTGCCGGGGTAATCAAACTCCAATCAAGACCGATGAGGCTCAACAAAACACCGGGGGCCTGAATATGCGTTGTGATCTTGATTTCCTCAACATAGGTGCCCGCTTTGATATTGATTGTGAAATTGTGACTGAGCACGTGAGGTATGAGAGCGATCGCCGCGGCGATTGTTTTAAATGGCGCTAGAACCGTTCCTGCATTCGCATCGTTTCCGAGAACCGTATCGACCCAATATGTTGCGTCCGCCTGCGACGCTATCTGTGAAGTGGTGAGAATCCCAGAAAGCTGTGTCGTCGGAAGTTGCCCCGAGACTCTCGACGTCGGAAGGTTACCATCTGTCTGTGAAATCGGTAATTGTCCCGAGACTCGTGTCGTCGGTAGATTGCCCGACGTTTGCGTCAATGGAAGATTGCCCGATATCTGCGAGACGTTCACGGGTGGATTCTGTTGCGTCGAGATCGGATTGATTCCAACACCGGGAACGGCAGTGATTTTCAAAATGCTATCGACGACCTGCGCGCCGCCGAGATTGGCAACGATATTTGCTTCGGTATCCTCGAATACAATTCCTTGTCCTGGGCGTAAAATTCCATAGTAGGGGTACGGAAGTGATATCGCGGCGCCGGAAATGTTCGTGATCATCATTGCCATTTGAGTGTCTCCTATCGTGAGTTTATGGAAGTGCGCCTATCCTGTTCTCAACCATCGCTCGTTTTTTGCGCATGCGGTCAACCAATAACGGGTTCAAATTCCAACAGCGCACGCTGGTTTTTAAATCGCGATTCCATCGTGGGAGTTGATCTTCTCGAAGCCAAAGACGCTCGGCCAAATATGTGCCATCTCGATTTTTAAATCCTTGGTTTTTTACTTTATGCCAAACCTTCAACCATCCTGCGGGAGCACTACGCTCCGTTACCGCGATGAGCGATTCTTGTTTGCTCGCCCACTCCCAGAATTGTGCATGATTGAAATCGCTTTTACACCCGACGCTGTATGTGTCTTTGTACGGCGGGTCGCAGTAGATTAAATCTGCGCTTATACCGGCAGTTAAATAATCAGAGAACTTGAAAATCACATCTCGAATCTTTGGCGCCAACTTGATTAACGTATTGCGCGCGCTCAACGCGAAGTTTTGTTTAGCTGATTTGTATGTATATCCACACCATGCACTGCCTCTAAAACTACAACCAAATTTTGCAACCGCCGTGCATGGGTCGAGTGGATCATTTTTCTCTCGTAATTGACACCGCATTCGCTCTGTCACAAGAGGTGGCTTCCAACCTGTTTGAACTGCCTGTAATAAAATGATCATCGACTGCTCAAGATCTGACCCGTAGCGTATCCATGACGGCGGCATCTCTGCAATTACCGATGCCGCCCCGACAAATGGCTCCCAATAACTCCTCGTCGTTTGCGCGGCAAAGAATCTCGCAATCGGTTTTGCCACTGTCGCTTTGCCGCCAAGGTACATCATTTATCGCCCTCGGGCGTGACCTGCGAAGAGTCGACGCCTTCCTCTCTCGCCTCTTCGTGAACGTTGTCATGACAGCTTGCACAGATAGTGACAAGGTTCTCGGGCGTGCTCTTGTGCCCCATCTGGCTGAGCCATTTCGATTTGACGATGCCGCCCTTATGGTGCACGCCGATGTTTTCTTTTCCGCCGCAAACCTTGCACGTATATTTGTCGCGCCGCATCACTCCCAGTACTAGCGACGAAGAGAGCCCGCCTTCGCCGTCCGACTCGAGAGTCGTTCCCGCTTTGGCTGCTTCTTTGCGAATGCTGGCGAGCGCCTTCTCTTCCTCGGGCGACGTTTTCTTTTTGCTCTTCACATACTGTGCAAGTTCTTTGCTCATGCGCCCTCGCTCAATTGTGTCGCGACCTGTTCGGTAATAGTTTCCTTCGGTCCTTTGTCGATCTCAACTAAACACCACGATGGCGCTTTCGCCGCTTCGACTTCGAGCTCTTTCTCGCAACTCTTGCACGCGTAGGCGCGCCCCATCGCAACAAATTTGCCATAGGTGAAATCGACCATCGGCACTTGCCCATCATTCTCGCGGGCGAGTTGCAATAGGAATTGTGGCGAGCGGCGCGAGACCTCTTTGATATCGCCGAACGTTCGCACGCAGACCTCAGCGGGCGCCCCACATTTATCGCAGGCGCGACCACCGAAAGCGTATTTGATATGCGCTTCCTTTGGCGTCATCTGCCCGCCCATAAAAGTTTTGAGGTGATACGTCTTGCCCTGCCTCTGTCGTTTGACTGCCATGATTTTTTTCTCCCTTACGACTGGTGCACTACTCTCTCTCCGTACACATGACCGATATAATCCCACGCCACCGAGAATGGACCAACCCCAAATCGAATCGCTCTGTCATCGATGAAGAGGTCGACGCTCGGCTTCCCGCCCGCGCCATCATCGATTGCGTCAAACACTCCTGGTAAATATCTCGAGATGAAGTCGAGCATTTGTTTCGCGCGCGCTTGATGAATCGGCAGACTGCTATCGCGCCACCACTCGAGGTTGACTTTCTTTTTGCCGGCCTTGACGAGCGGGTCGAGCGAAGGGTCGACGAGCAACGCGCTGCTCAACCGACCCGACCACAAAATCAAAAGATGCCCCGCCGCTTTGAGCTCAAGCAACGCCTCTCGCGCGCCGGGATTGAATTGCAACGGCGACTCGAGATCGTCGTACGCGCGATCCTGATTGACGATGACGCCATCGAAGTCGACCGCAATGATCATCACATCTCCTGAACGACTGGGATCTCAATCGATGATGGAATTCTAAAACTCTGAGGAACGCACGCGTGAACGACCGCGATGAATAGCGCATCTTTTCGTCGGTCGTTCTCAGTCAACATCGAGTACGGGAGAATCGACGGATGCTCTTTCTTTGCGGCGTTGCTGACGATGCCGTATTTCCAACCGTCCTTTTCTTTTCGATGCAGCCAATTCTCATGCGCGCGCTCGGCAAGGGAAACACCGGGATTCTCGAGCAAGAAGATGACGCCTTCGATTGTCGCTTGTCTCAACCAATCGGGAGCGTCCTCCCATCTCGGTAAGGTTGTCTCGCCGATCACCTCTCGATAGGCGCGATTCGTCTCGTGACAAATCTTTGCGATATGCTCGACGTTCATCATGACATGTCTCCCGGCGGCGGCTCTTGTAGCTCTGAGGGTCGAATATCAATCGCGTTAATGATCTCACTGGCGGTGCTTTCTGAGAACGACATTGGGAACGCCCCGGTAATGACGGAGACAGCGGCTTCTCTCGAGAGCAATCCTGATTGAACGGACATGAGAATCTGCAAGAGACTGGCGATCTGCGCGCCGTTGAGAGCGGTCGATTGAATGTCCTTCTCGATCTCCGCTTCGTGTGTCTCTGGTTTTTGCGTTGACAATTCCTGAGTTCTCATGTTAGGCATTCTGCCTAACATCATGTTCTCGAGTTCGGCGTCTTTCTCGAACCGCTCCGACTTCAACTTCTTCAACATTCCCTGCGCATCTTCGATATGGAAATACTCGGCGACGAATTTCGTCGCGTGCTCATCGTCGATAAGCCCACTCATTTTGGCGTTGCCCGCTGCACTCGTCGCCGCTGTGACGTCCGTGAGAGTCGGGTCGAAGTATTGTGGCCATTGCAATTTGAGAGAGTAATTCGGACCGGCACCGAGCACGCGCGGCTTCTGAATCGAGACACCGTTCTCGTTTTTCGTCACGCTCGGCGGGAGATTGATGGTCTGTTTTAGGACCGACCCGTCCTCTTGCACGCTCCCCGCGCCGAGTTTCTGAATCGCTTTGATCATGTCGAGGATGAGAGGCTTCACGCCACGTTCTCCGTACTGCTCACGCATGACGTCGGCCTTGGCGAGCATGCTCGAGAACGCTCTCTCGATCTCTGTCGCCGTGCGCTGTGACTGCTCGGGGTGCTCTAGCACGCACTGTGCGACCTCGAGAGCGTGCTTGCGAAGCATTTCGATCTTGCTCATTGCGATCTCGATGCCCTGCCCTGTGATCTCGAGATACTTCGCATCGCCGTTCGGAATGTGAAGCGCGTTATCGCTGCCCTTGATGATCTCGTCCATGCGAGCGGCCGAGGTGATCACGAGGGTAGGATCGCAGTTCGCCTGCGTACCTTTTAATCCGCTCGACATGAGCGCATCGATTGCCTCGATGAGCGGATAGACGCCCTGACAATCGGGGTCGCCATCGATATCGTCTTGCACCGGGAGGTTTTGCACCCATCGCACCGGGCAGAAACCGAAACCGTGAACGACTTCTTTTCGCGCGAGGTTCTCCCAATCGGGCTCCTCGCCATCGTCGACGGGCACGGGCTCCCAGAGCACGTCCGATGTTTTCGTGATGACGCGCCGATACCAGAAATCAATTGGCTGCCTGATTCCCGTTCTCGGGTCGAGAATCTCTTTCGTGAACATGTGTCGCTTCTCGATCGATTTGAGCACGAGCTCGAGCTCGTCTTCAAAGTCCGGGATCATCCAACGCGGATCGTGAATCTCGATTCGAGGAAGCCCATCGATAAATTGAAACCCGATGACGACCGTCCCCATCGCGCCCCCGTACTCGCGGGCGAGCATCATGAGCGGCCAAAGGCGCGCCTCTTCGACCAATGCGCCGACGAAGTCCTCGGTGAGCGGATCGCCCTCGATACGAATTTGAGGGTGATGACGCTCTGAGAAAAGCAATCCCGAGAATCTATCGACGATGACTTTTGGGAGAGCGTAGGGCGCGGTTGGCTTTCTGAACTTGTTCGGCATCGCGCTTGTCGACATCGATTGAAAGCCGGGCGGGAGAAATCCTTTTGTCGCTATCGCCTCGATCTCGATCGGGTCGATGACCTCGTTGCCGTTCCAGTCGCATTTCCTCGTATCGTAATGCTGGCATCGATACCAGGCCCACAACCAATTCAATTCTTGCTGACGCGGCGTCAGACCGAGTCTCGCGATTCTCTGATTGGTGACTGCCTGCGCGGCGCGATCGCCGAGTCGCCCGCCGAGTTTTTGCGCGATCGCTCCCACTAGTCTGCTCACTCGGCCCATATCGACGCGGGTTGCGCTGCTCATGTCGGTTGCCTTTCTGTGGGCACTCGATACCGCAGGCCCTTGATTTTCAATTTCGCGAGTTTGACTCGAATGAGATCGCGTTTGAGTTGCGATTCGTAGTCCGTGAGCACGGTGCCTGAGAGATGATCCATTTCGTGCTGGATCGAGATCGCCAACGCCCCATCGCCCCCGATCTCAATTGCGTGACCGTCTAGACCAACGCCGGATAACGCTACAACGCTCGCCCTTTTGATTTTTACGGCGTGCTTGGGGAAAGATAAGCACCGCTCCTCTGAAATCAACTGAGCCCCGTTTAGGAGCTTGAGCGAGGGATTGACGATCGGGATGATTTCCTCGATGTCTGCCTTGCCTTCTGGTTGGCTGTGCTTGACTCGGATCGCGATGACGTTCACGAGCTCGCCGAATTGCGGCGCCGACAATCCCGAGCCGCCGAAACAAGCGAGCGTCTCGACGAGATCGGCCATGAGCGCGCGCAACCAGCAAACGTTTCCCTTGCGCAATAGGTCGAGGTGAATCTCGTCGACGGGCTCGCACCTCGACTCAAGTTTAGTGGTCGGCCAAATGAGCACGGGTCGAATCACTACTCACCTCTCGCGATGATTTTATCGGCGACGAGGTCGAGTTTCTGCACGAGCTCGACGATGCGATCAACTTCGTCGAGCACCGCGAGTCGCCCGCCGACGTCTGATTTTGCCTGCGTATCGTACGCCTTCATCGAGATCGCTTGCGCGTGTCCGAGCAAGAGAATCGAGAGTTGACGCGCCGAGCATTTCATATCGAGCGCGAGCGGGTCGGGATGAAGTGCTTGATTCGAACGAGCGCGAGTGGCATTCAAGAGCTTATTCGCCATCGATATCACGGCGCTCGGCACAGGCGGAATGAGATCCATGGTTTTCAAGACGCAATTGAGACAGCGAATCTCGCCGAGCTTTTCGCAATATTGCCCCTCTTTGACGGGCGCTTCGCAGTCTATACAAACTTTTTCTGACATTGATTCCCCCTCCTGAAAATCATCGCGACATCAAATCGATATAGCCTGATTTTACCTTCACGTCACCAATGCGAACGCCCTCGCGTGCGAACCACATCGCCATCAGACAATCGCCAGTATGAGCGTTCACGTCGTAATTGCATATTTCGTCCACAAGCGGTTCGAGTGAGGCGTGCACTCGGCCATTGCTGCTGGGTATCGACCACTTGCCCATTGCCATTTCGGTCGAGAGAGACTCGACACCAAAATCGGGATGGACTTTGTTTGCACCCGTTGTGAAAGGGATGATTGGAATAACTCCCAATTGAGCCTGACCGAGTTGACCCATCTCGTGGGCGAACTGCACAATGTAATCTTGCGCCGCGTTGTTCTCGACGACACAGATTGATTGATAGCGCCGTTGAACATCGAACAAGCGTTTGAGAATATCGATGCCCTTCCACTTCCCTCGCTCGACGTTGATGATTTCCCGACACCCGTTTTGATAAACGAGAATCGTCACCATCGCGGTGAAGTCGTTCGCATCGCCTCTCTTGACGGCGAGGTCGACGCCCGTATAAACGCGGCATCCGTACGGGATGATGTCGAGCTGGAACGTGAGCGCTCTGCCCTCGCCATTCTTGAGCGCGATATCGAGCCACTCCTTTTTGAACCTCGCCTCGGAATCGTCGCGCGCTATGCAGTCGAGTTTTCGCGGCGCTTGAATCGGGCCGAGCTCTTGACGCTTGAGTGCGATGCGCTCCTCGGACCATTGGTCGGGCCACCGAGGTTTCCCATTCTCGTCTGTGATTGGATATCGAAATGCTTTCCATGCCGGCGTCTTTGCCAGGCGGTGCATGAAATCATCGGGATGCCAGGCGGTGCCGACACAAATCACCCGAGCATTTTCTGTGAGGCGGTCGACGAGCGTTGACTCGTACCAATCCCAAAGGTCATCGCGCGCGCGTTTCGTTCTCGTGTTCTCGAAGTCGAGTAGGTCGTCGAGAATGAGGAGATCGATTCTCGCGCCCGTGATGTTTCCGTGAATGCCGCACGCGAAGACCGTCGGATCCTTTGAAAATACTTTGCGCTTCACCTGCATTTCAGTGTTGTTCCACGGCTCGTCGGGCAAGAGATCGGGAAAGATCTCGTGAAGCGTTTCCGATTTCTCGATGTACTGCTGGATCGCATAACCGATTTTCACTGCCTGCGCCGAGGTGTTGCTAACGATTGCTACTCGCAACGCGGGATCGCTACCGATGGCAAAGAGAGTTCGCCCTATCGAGAGTTGGTTTGTCTTGCCGCTCTCGACGTGACTCCAGATAAGCAATCGATTGTGTCGATTGGCGAGCGAGTGCCAATGATTCTGCGGGATACTCTGTTGGATACGCTCGCCCGTTCGCTCGTTGCGAAGCACCGCCTGATTGAAGACGGCGGGAACCGTTCGGGCGAGCTCTAACTCTACTTGTCTTGCCGCCCTCGTTGCTCCCTTGAATAGGTCCGACCGCGAGTCAGTGAACTGGGTTGCCGGCGCCATTGCGGCCCCCCGTTGATTCGATGATGACTGCGTCCGCACTTGATTCGGCATTCACCTCTGAACTTGACTCGGTGAGCGCGGGATTCCAAACGGCGTCGGCGCCCATGCTTTTCGCCATCTCGATCGTGGCGAGCGCGCGTCGACATTCTGACTCTGCTTCCTCGACGGTGATATTCGTCAGCCCAATGATCTCGGTCGGCGCTCCGACGAGCAGGCGCTCTAACACGAGCGAGAGTTTGGCGCTCTCATTGCCATCCTTGATGAGCTTGCCGATTGTCGCAACGACTGCGAGGCCATCCTTAACGCCTAGCTGCTCTGTCTTGAGTTGCTCGCCGAGCTTCGCCGCGAGTTGAAAGGCGCCGCCTAGAAGCTTTTGAGAGCAGGCCATGAGCGCGATGCAATTCTCTCGCGCTCCTCTGACCATCTTCGTCTCGTGGGTGCGGATCTCTATCGCGTCTTGTCGAACGACCTCTGACTTGATGCTCGCTGTCTCGAGGTTGCGTTTTGCCTTCTCTGACGCCACTCTTGATCTCGCCTCGAGTTGCTCTTGCTCGACGACATCTTTCGCGGGGTCGAAGTACTTTGATTCCCAGCCGACCTTCCAGCACTTTGTGGCGGTGCGATACTCAACATTGCATTTTTGCGCCACGTAACTAATATTGCCGGGCTCTTCTCGAAACGCCTCTAGCATCTGCTCGTAGAGTTCACGACTGATCGCTTTTCTGCTCACTCAAATTCCCCCCGCACTAGCAGTGATAAAATCAGGCTTATCCAATAAGACGATATCTTAGACCTAATTTATCCGGCAGTGCAACCGCTGTTATTCTGGGGGATTCAATCTCTCATCGCAGTCGCCCGGTTTGGAAGCCAAGCAAATATGCGGAGCGAAGCGCTTGTCGGATTGTTTCTATACTTTCCTCTTGCTGGTCTTCTTTAATCGACGGCATCTCCTCCACCACACTCTTTGCGAGCGAAGTCATCGTCATGTCGTCCGCCATCGATCTCGCTAGAATTTCTTGTTGATTCATTTCATCCCTTCCACTCCGCAAATACTGCAGACAAAGATGGTCACCGAAGATCCTTCGACTTGTTTGGAATGTTCTGCGGCACGAAAATTATGTGTGCACCCATCTCGGAGCGTACCTAATTTTCTACGTTGGAGTTGAAGTCGATTCTGAAGTTTATCAATGTCTCGAGTCAGTTGTCGGCATTTAAATCTTCTGTCTTGAAGATTCATTTCATCCCTTCCCTTTGTTTGAGAGGTAGGTTCCAACCGACGTCAACGCCGAACCGATAGGCGACTCGCATCGCTGATAGGATCAATTCTATACTTTCCTCGCGATGATTGAGTTCATCGGTCGATAACATCGACACCATCGATTCCACACTCTTTGCGTGTTCGCGCATCGATATTTCATACTCTCTCCGAATCTCGTACCGCTGCTTTATTGCCATTGCGGCGGCTTCCTTCATGTCGCTTTCATCGACTAAAGCCTTGGCTTCATCGATCGTGCTCTGTGAAATCGTGATTCCCATTTTACCTCCTAGCATCTCTTCCAATTTGACCTGAATACAATAATTTCCTCGAGGAGTTGTTTACGTTCACTGTTTGAGTAACAGGAAGGATTGATGATGTATCCTTGAACTCTATCTAACAGACTCAAGATCGCTTTACATTCCGCTTCTTTTCTTTCACGTCCTTCATCGGTCGTGCTCTGTGAAATCGTGATTCCCATTTTTTCATTCCCTCATCGCAGTCGCCCGGCCTGGACGCCGAGCAAATATGCGGATCGAAGTGCTTCTAGGATTGTTTCTATGCTTTCTATGCTTTCTCTTCGAGAAGATTGATGCTTGCGATTAAAGAAGTCTTCCACATCCTTTGCGAGCGAAGTCATTGTCTCATCGTCCGCCATCGATCTCGCTAGAATTTCTTGCCTCGCTGCCATTGCGGCGGCGTACTCTCTATCGCGTTCATCGACCGAGGCCTTGGCTTCATCGATCGTGCTCTGTGAAATAGTGACACTCATTTTTTCTCCGTTTCTATTGGTCAAAATCAAACACTATCCGCAATTCGTCCGTGGCTCTTCCCCCAAGCATAGCCTCCAAACTCGCTAAAATATAAAACCACGAAGGGTCGAGGACATTCAAAAGAGTCGTCTCGGAGTTTACTCGAAGATCCGTGAAGGTCTGCCCATAGTTCACAGCCAGCAACTCTTTCAAAGTTAAATAAGATGCGTTGTATCCCGCGTGGTTGTGCCAGGGACGACGTCTGTTTCGGGGTGACGCTTCGTCTGTTGGATAACCTCGTGGCGTTGGAAGTATTGCCGGAACACCTGCATCGTTTATAACTTCACCACCCGTTAAGAAGGCGAAGCGAGCATAGTTGCGATCCGATAACGATTCGGGCGCGTTTAAACTAGCCCATACCCCATCGGTTTTGATCTCAACGTAAGGATTAATATCACAGCCCATTTGTGTTTCTCCTTGTCATTTATTCCTTCGTCAGCGCACTACGAGGTTTCGATGTTCGCCATGAACCACGAGCTCGGCGTCGATGATTAAAAAATGACAATGAGCTCTGAATGCCATGACCTGGCCCGACGACAAATTCACCGCGCATTCATCCAGAACATCGACCTCTTGCTCAACCTTCGCTTTATCCCAGTCGCCCTCGGGCAACCCATTGACCATCACTTGAGGAATATCTATCTTCGGCACGAGAAACTTTCCCAACTTCAGCCATATCGTGGTCGGCAAACCATCGTCGATCTTGAAGAGCGTTCCCGGCGGCATATGTTCAATGTGCCCCTTCCAATAGCGCGGCTGTTGCGGGTCGTATGCGAACTCGCCATTGATGTCGTGCGCGCGCGGCGTGTCTCTTATCGTGATTCCCATTCTCTCATCCTTCAAGGCTCGAAGCCCGGTTTGTAGTTTGTAATCTCCCTCTCTAACTCTTTCGCGACACGCTCTCTGATAATGCAATCGTCAGCGTGATTGGCGACCGCGGGCACTACTTCGAGCACTCCTTTGATCATCTTGATGGCAGTGATAATCGATTCGGCATCATCGTCGCGGTAATCTTTATCCAATGTCACTACCAAACCTTTATATTTGTCGGTCATGTTTTCTTCCTTTATCCTCTCAAGCTTTTCCCCAAGCCACGCAGCGTATTTCATGTTTTCTTCCTTTATCCTCTCAAGCTTTTCCCCAAGCCACGCAGCGTATTTGATGTCATCGGCATGACAACGCGCGCAAACATCTTCGCTGTAGAATTCGACTTGGCCTTTATGATTATCGCATCCGTGGTACCTGCACTTCGTGTTGTCAATTTTAGTTATCCGAAATGGCCCGCACTTTTCCTCAAGCCACGCAGCGTATTGATCGCGATCTTCTTCTGGATCATCTTGATTGATCCAATCGGCCATTTCACCCATGGTTCACCCGCCGAAAAGAAATCGTAGTAAGTTCGCCACTTGCTAACTTCTTCGCAAAACTCATTTTATTCTCCCTCTATTTATATCCTTCTAAAGCATTAAGGTAATGCGCCATGACGTAAGCCTCTTTACAAGAGCCTACTAAAAACGGTCCCTTACGAACGTAGTGATTATGGACTAACCATTTCCCGTAATAGAACCGAGTGTAAAATTCATTCAACTCCCCAACTTGAGGTCTTAGTCCCCACGGTCCTCGCATTCGCCAATGCAAATCTCGTTCAGCATCGACTACGGATTCTGGTATTGGTCGCCCGCGAGACCACTCGATTTGATCAGATAACTCGATAGCGAGTTTGTAATAAACACTCTCACCGTCAAATACGGCATTTAGAAAATCGCAAATATCTTTGTTCATTCTCATACTCTCTGTCGATAGGGTTTGCCGATGGGTCGCCGCCGTGAGTTCGCCACTTGCTAGCTTCTTAGAAAAACTCATTTCACCCCTCTCTTATTCTCTTGCCGTCGGCACTGAATAGATAACGCTCACTGTCAACGTTGACGACGGTGTTCAAGCGCTTGGCGATGCCCATCCCATGATTCTTTTCCAGCCCGAGACTGACCGCCGCGTCGAGGTGCTCGTGAATCTCCTTTTCTATCTCCTGCAATAATCTCTGAAACCCACCCTTTTTGATCGCGTCGATGAACTCCAACTTTTCCGTCGCCGCTCTCAACTCCGAGATGACCAACGTCGCACGCGCCGCGCGATACTTTTGATCATCTGTGAAACCCTCGAATGCCTCCTTGAACAGCGGGCAATTATTCGATGCAGCCTTCACCATTTCGGTTGTATATTTCACTGTGTGTGCCATGTGTTTTTCTCCCTATTTCATATCAGAATTAGCAAGCCTTATCGCTATTGCGCAAGCACAAAATCCAGGGTTATCCTTATCTAATTGGAATTCGACTTTTGTACCATATTGAAACGTCACATCGGGATCTGCAACAACATAATATCTGTCTGCAGTCTTAATCATATTGTACGTTTTCAATTTCGTGTGATTCAAAAAATATCCAAGCATGTGTTTTTCTCCCTATTTGTACTGCGAACGCCTAGTCACACTCTCTGTCGATAGGGTTTGCCGATGGGTTCATGCGCTCGACCGAAGCCACGAGGTAGAGTTGCTCGCCCGCGATTTTCATTTCACTTTCCTCTCTAGTCTTCAGATATTTTTATTTCCCATCTAGTCAAAGAAGCGCGCAGGATTTTCCGACACTTCGCACAGATTGTATAACGCACAGTCTTAGTGCAACACATACAGCGGCACTGGCTTATGACCTCGTCACATTCGGAACACTTCGCAATGAAATGGCTCATGGTTCTCCCTTTACCTTCATCGTCGACTTGTACGCCCTCTTCCTTCTCAGCAAATGCCCACGCACGGCTTCCTTTTCCGTCGCGTAGCGCACGCATTCGCCATCATCCGGTCCGCCAAAAACCATCGTCTCAAAAATAAGTGGCGCACCTTTGTCATTCTGACCGTGACTACTTCCAAGCCAAACGGTCGACACACGAATCTTGCCGCCCGTCAAACCAATTACACGGTAAGTGTTATCGTTCAACAACTCGATCCACTTCTCAAAACTGATTGACTCTCCATGTTTGTCGCGCCAGTCGATTTCGGTTTTCATCGTCCGCACTCCTTCAGGCACTTGTAAAAATAACAGGACGCTTCGGCGTTCTTGATCCCGATGAGGCGCCTCTCAACATCGGGCGCTTCGCCGGCGTCCTCTATCCAAACATTTCCGTTCGCCGCCTTCGCCACCTGCTCGTCTTGCTCTATGACGAGACCTCCATCGCTCGAGATCTTGCACTCAAAACAGAGCGCGTCCTCGCGGCATATGACCGCCTCGATTCCACAGCCCGTGAATATGAGCATCGCCAACGCTAGGCTTTTCATTTTTGCTACCCCCGAATTGCGTAGTTTTACCTCTAACTATTTTAACAGCAACCTGCCGATTTCTAACGATTTTTGTAGGAACCTAAACATTTCAATTGCGTCGCAGCTTGCGTACGATTGCGTTGTTACGTATTCTTGAGTCCTCCGAATTGCGTGCCGCTCGATCTTTTCTGAGGAGGTCGGGCGGCATTTTCTTTTGCCCCGCGCGTGCGGGGAATGCTGAGATAAGTCAACAGACAGATCAATGGGCACGGTTCAGCCCCGCGTGTGCGGGGAAACAAAATGAGGAAGCCAGGCGGGAGTCGAACCCGCTTGAGCGGTACGGCCCGGAATCGAACCGGGACATCCGGGTTGTCCAGGATCCTGCTAAATCGTGATGCCGCCCTTGTCGGCCACGTTCGGGCTTCCTGTATCCCCCAGTCGCCTAGGGTCCCCGACTTTGAATTTCGCTCACGCCTGGTCGCGTGCGTGTCACCGTCCACGCCGCTGGCTTCCTCGCGCTTCATCATCGACATGACTCGATGTCGTTCAAAATTTTTCCGCCTCTCACCATCATCGTGGGAGCCCATCCATGCTCGACGAAATTCAACGCCGCCTCTCTCGAGTAACCTTGCGTGACGAGATAGTCGACAAACGTTTCCTTCGTCGGAAATACCGGCGAGATGGGCGAGCCTTCGCTTACCGTTTCCCAGAGCTGATACCCCTCACCCTCGGGCGGTAACTCTTCCTCCCACGCTTCGTACTTTGCTTTGACCGCGGCATCGATGCCTGTACTATCACAGATAGTGCACCTTCCCCAACCGGGGAGACCTGCTATCTCGAGGAGTTTTTGTTTGAGACTGAACGTCTGTCCCCATTCTAGAAGCACCACTCCTTTGGGCTCGCCCGATAACGCGACGAATAACTCATGGAGTTCTTTTGCGCGTGCGTTTCTATTGGCATCCGTGGGGTTGGTCGCCGATATCTGAAACTCTTCCAACCATTTATTGAACCAGCGGTCACCCGCCGTTGCGCCTGTGCCGCCACAATGCGCGCATTGCTTCCAGTACGGATTCAGAAAACCTTGCCACACCTTGCGCAAAGGCCAATTGAAATCAAGAGGCACCCGATAGATTTCTCTTCCCATAATTTTTCTCCCTTGAGCGCCATGCGCTATTAACTACCTGTGAAACTATCGCTTTGAGAACTTTTTCTTTCCATACTGCTCTGAGATAGGCTCTCCCTGTCGGCAGAGTTTATTCGATATTTTCGAGATCGTCACCTCGTAATGGTAGACCTCGACGCCGATTCTCATTCCTATCGTACACGTGACGATTCGTCGACGGGCACCGCATCGCTGGCACCTTCCGACGTGCGCGCGAAGAGTCGCCGACCAACCCTCAGGGAGTTTCTCTTTGATCTCCTCGTAGATCTCGAATTGCTCGGGCGTGCACGAGATGTTGCCATGCTCGCTCGCGAACTTGACGTCCTTGTCCTCGCAGTATTCCGAATCGCAAACGTCGACGGGGCGCATCGAACACCACCTCGGATACGTGTCGAGACCGTATCGAGTAAGCATGATCTTCTTGAGCTCGGCGAGCGCCTGCTCATGACCGAGGTGTCCTTCTCGCCATTGACGCAAGAGCGCTTCCTCTTTTTGCGCGTCGGCGTGTGAAATCAAATTCTCAATCCGTTCGTTCTCTCTGCTCATCTTTCACCTCTTGCAAAGTCACCCGTGAGAGCGACCTACGATATATTTCTGCTAGTACTCTGACCTCCTTCACGTGCTGTGAAATGATGGCGCACTCGTCTTCGAGGTCTTGCACGGCCTTTCTCACGAGCGCAAACTGTTGTTCGAGTACACCCGTCGCCGCGCTGAAATCCGTTGCGGTATCCATGATGAGCCCTCCCCGCATCCTCGATATCACCCCTCTTCGAAATTCCGTATAAAAATAATTCGAGGCCTTGAATTTCGAGGCTCTCTCGTATTTCATGCTAAAAAATTCCAGCGTTGCCAAAATTACTACTTTCTTCCTTCCCCCGGCAAAGACCCGCCGGGCACGTACCACTTTGGTTTTGGCTCTTCTTTCACGCAAAGCAAAGGGTCACGAAAAACCGTTTCCGGCGGGTTTTCTGCGACCAATCCGCCCGCAGCCTGGAAGCCATGCAAGTATGCGGATCGAAGTGCTAGACGAATATCAACTGCTAGCACCACGTGTGAATCGAGCTGGTCCTGCAAGTGACTTTCCATGTTATGCGAGCGCAAATATTTTTCAACTAAACCTGCCAATGCTTTATCTAGGTCGTCCATGTTTTATCTCCGAAAGAAACGCCCGGCAAGATACACCGGGCGTGAAAGTTATTATCTAAGTCCACAAAGCAAACTCGCGAGAAAGCGTCATGCCTTCCCATACCAAAGAGACGAGAACGGCGTATCGTGAATAGATGCCGTTATCACAATTCCCACAGGTCACATGATGATGGCGTGGTGTACACTTAGAGGGCAATAGAACGCTAACACGAGCAGTGAGATCGACATACGCGGGATACAAATCGACTGGAAGAAGCGTCGCATCCTCGGCAGAATACTCGACCGACCGCTCAAAGCAATCGTCCGCACATCGCGGGCAATCGTCCTTATCAAGCTGTTTGTATCTAGGAATTTCCTTCATCGAATCGAAGAGAATGTTTCGCGCAAACTTACGCAAGTCATCCTCCGCTAATAGACCAGCGCGATATTGATCGGCAAGTGAATTCGCCGCATCGTGTTTGCGAAGAAACTTTTCAATGCGTTCTTTTTGATTGACAAGCCTTTGACGGCGCTCGGCCTCCTCGCAGTCTTCCCTTTCTTTCTCGCGCTCCCGCGCATCAAGGATTTTCGCGGACAGATCGCTAATTCTCACGCTCAACGTCGGAGCGCTATCACGGATTTTCTCCGCACGATCAATATCTACAGTGCATGGAAGTCTGCTAAACAATTTGCAATGCCGAATCTCGGTTTCAAGATAATCGATCTCAGCATCAATCAATCGCGCTTCCGAAAAATCTCGCGAGTACGCCACGAGCTTTTCAAACTCCTCGAGAGGCATCTCGACCTCGGGCGAAACCGCATCGCCCTTGGCGAACAAATGCCAGAGCATATACAGCGTTTGATGATTCGTGTTATCGACGACCTCACCCGTCGTGAGATCGATGCGCCCGTAGGCACTCAATTGGGTCGCGGTCCCTTTAACCGTAACGAATATTTTTTGAGGGGGCACACCGAATTTGTCGGCATATGCAGCGAGATCGGGCGTCGCCCAATTGAGGAAAAAATGGTTAACTTCTACTTCGTGACACCGAACTACCATTTTCGTTTCCATTTGTGCTCCCATACCCAGACAATTCCGGGCGCCCTGCAATATCGAGCGAGACAATTCTCGCCCGAGTGCTTCACCAGCAGTGCTACGCTCTCTTCCTCTCAATCATCGATGACTTTCCATGTTATGCGAGCGCAAATATTTTTCAACTAAACCCGTCAATGTTTTGTCTAGGTCGTCCATGTTTTTATTCCTCTAATATGGATCATCATTGACCCATCGACGACAATCTGCCGCCGAAGTTAAAAAAGGTCCTTGTCCAACAGGCTTTACTACACGAAGATCGGCTAAAGAAGAGATCTCCCATAGATTCTCTATTTTCTCTGTGGTTCCAAGCCGCCCAAAATAATGAACTAGCGTGGAGGTGGTGATTCTCGTTTTCTGGAACATGAATCCTTTGTACGTAATAGTTTTCATTTTCGTTTCCTTTTGGCGCCATGCGCCATGCGCCAGGTTCACTTGGAGGATATTTTCGCCAGAGCGGCCGCGAAGGCCGCGTTGAAGGGCGGCGCCGTAACTACTGGTACCGGCGCGACCGCCGGCTGAACTATGCCCGCGTCGAGCAAAAATGCGGGGGAGACCTCGAGAGTCGTGCCGTTAACGATCTGTCGATACTCGGCAGACCGGCGCTTGTATTCATATTTCTTATAAATTCCACCTTCCTGCACCGTGAGCACGGTGCAGAATGAGTTGCCCTGCAAATCCTCTCTAGCAATTTGAGACGACCCCGCGCCTTCGACTGGCGCGATATCTTCCCCGACGACTACCCAGTCATTCCCGGCTTCGAGCCGGTAACACGAAATACCGGCCGACCGGCCGAGGGGAACAAGCGTCCCCTTAAAAATTTTCCGCCCCTGCAGCTCTTCCGACCCGATTATCTCGAGGCCGGTACGCCCATTGATGCTGTGGTGTTTAATCAATGTTTCCATTTTCGTTCTCCCTTTGGCGTCATGCGCCATTAACTGCCAGTGAATTACCACTCTCTACTCGTTAGTCAAATCTGGTCATCGTGTCGACGCAAAAACGACACGAAACGGTTAATGTAAGCTAATGCGTTTCCGCAGTAGTCGTCCCAGGCCTCTTCCTTCTCATCGACCTCACCCACAGTAACAGATGCGATATCCGCTTTATCCCAGTCTACAACCTTCCCCATCGCTATCGCGGTAGGGACATCATCCTCTTGGACTGTTTCGCCAAACTCCGTCGTAATGACGGTACAGAAACCCTCACGGGTTTCTATAATTTCTCGCCATCTGCAAACTTCGTCACCACTCGAGTCAATCGAGTGGTTGGTGAATTTCAGGGCCATGGTTTAGCTCGCTTTGTTAGGTTGTTTACGCTGATCTCATCGGTCGAACAGATCGACAAGACTGCTGGCATCATTGACTTCAACATTCGGGGTTTCCATTTTGATTCTTCTTGAGCGTCACACGCTCAACTATTTAATTTTCGCAGGGAGATTTCCTAAGCGAGTTGCCGTCGAATTCGACAATCTCAAAGCTTGAATCCGCTTCATGTCTTGAATCTGATATTCCTCTATCAGCAACCGTTGCGCGTTCGCCAGTTTCACAAGGTTTTTTATCTGACGCGCTGTCAGGTAGTGATGAAGCGTGAAGGTGTCACTAATTGGATCAAGAGCGCGAACAATCACGCTTCCCCCGCCAAGCCATTCAATCTTGAAAGATTTGCAAGTCCGACCGTCGCTCCAAGTTTTAACCGGCTTAACGATAATTTTGCTTTCCATTTTGATCTCCTTTGAGCGTCACACGCTCTCTTGTTTCTCTACTCTATTTAATAAGTATAAGCGAAGTGAGCGAGATATGCAAGCGCTTCGCTCAACTATTTTTTTCGTCTAGCAATTTCAATCGCTTAGCCTCTTTTTCGAGTAAGAGTCGCTTTGACAATATCTCGCTCGTCCTCGCCATAATCGCGGCAATCTCTGCCTCGCAGGTGTCGCACCCGTGGGCTCCTCTATCGCCCGCGAGATGCGCTTTTGCGGTCGCGCAAAGATCGTGGGGTGGATATCGCGGGCATTTCACTGGTTGTGTACGCTGAAGATTATCACCGCAATTAAAATCGTCGCAGTTATGGCACGCTTGAACGTGCGTTTCGCGACACACCTCGGATGGCGTCTTCTTATTCACTGGTTGTGTGACTCCTGATTCTCACTGGCAGTGTCCAAACTTCCCGCGAAAAAATCACTCCATCGTCGACAAAACATAAACCACGAGTGTCAGCACTATCGCGCCGATAACCGCATCGAACAGATCGCAACACACGGTCAGAGTCGCACGAGCTTGAGCCACACTCGCCCGCCGAGCACTATCACCGACCCGAGCTCGACAGCGATCCTGTGCCCGTACAATCGAGGGTCGATGACGTCGGCTCCGAGTTGCGTTCCCGTGGACCCCTTGAAAATGAAAAGCTTATAAACGACTTTGTCGCCCTCGGTCGTTCTTAGCAAGCGCAAGTGCTGACGTGACACTCCCTGTGAAAATACACCGGGAACTTTTCCGAGGTCGAGGTCGGGAAAAATATCTCGTTGCGGGTCCTCTCGACCGATGAGCGTCACGTCACTCTCGATCCAGTGCGTTACAATGGTCTCTCGACCGTTCGAGTCGAGCACGAGGAGCGCATCGCCATGACGTTCGATCTCATCGTTGGAAATGTCACCGTCACTCTGCTTATTTTTTTCATCGCGTTTCTGCTCGGCAGTGTCGACGACCTGCGAGGATGGCGCGCCGGCGTTCTCTTTGTCGTCTACGCTGCTCTCGCATTGCTGTTTCTCGGGCTCTGGCTGCCCCGCTGTTGGTTTTTCCCCCTCGGTGGGGGTGCTCACTAGATCGGGCGCCTTTGCGTTGACGGTGAGGGCCTCTGAGCCTTCGAGCGCTTCGGCGGGAATGAGCGGGAAGAGATCGGGCGGGGGCGGCAAATTACCCGAGAGCAAGTCGCCGCCACAAGAATCGCATTTGATCGCCTCGGAGTTCTCGGTCACGCAAGAGCAAGTCGGGCATCTCTTTGCCATTTTAGTTCTCCTTCTTCTCGACCTGCAAACCGGGTTTCAAGAACGCGGGGCGCGCGGCGACAACCGTGCTCTCGACGACCGCGCGATTGACGGCGTCCATCGAGGTCAATCCCTCTGCGATAATCTCATCGAGTATCGCCTCGTAACGCTGTCTCATTTTTTCGTCGTGCAACTCTGCGCACCGCTTCACTAACACTCTGAGATATTTTGTCACCTCGTTGATACTGCCCTCGCCCTTTTTAAATTTCTCGTGCGCGGTCGTGAAATAGGAAGTGAGTTGAGTGATCGTCACTCGACGATAGACCTCGGAGACCTCTGCGTTTGCTAGCTGTGTCAGTTTTCTATCTGACACGAGCTCGACCGAGAAGAGTTTCTTCTCCGTTTGGTCGACCAAGTTCATCGCGGGAACGTCATAAAAAACGGTCGCTTCACACACAGTCTGTGTACCAGCGAGAGCGCTCTCCACGTCCACCACAACCAAAAACGAATATTCTTTTTCTGATTCGACATTCCCGACAATAAATTTTGCGGTCCGCTTGCTGTCAAGTTTTAGGTTGCCGAGGAACGCCTGCTCGGGCGCGGCCTTGTACGCGAGACTTGCCTCGACGGTCGAAGAGAATTTGAGCTCAAGGCGCACGTTCGCCACGACGAAATTCTCGACGCGCCCGACGATTCCCATCAGCGTCTCTTTGATTTTCTCGCTCTCGTTTGCAGCGAAGACCACGCCGTTGGAGCTCGTGACCATTTGCAAAAGATGATCGGCTTTATAGTCGGCTCCCATGCCGACCGCGAAGAGTTGCACCTTTGACTCGGCGGCGGCGAGCGCAACCGCGCTTGCCGTTTCCGGGAAATCGGCGACGCCATCGGTCAAGAGGATGACGACCGAAACGGGCTTTTGCCCTCGCTCGCAGGCGCGCGTTGCCTCTGTGATCGCGCCGGTCATATTCGTTGAGCCGCCGGCGAGATCACGAATGGCGTCTATCTGAGCGAGAATCTCGGAGCGGTTCGCATCGGTGACCGTTTCGTTGTCGAGCAGAATATGAATGCGCGATTGAAACGCGATGAGCGAAAACTTTTGATTCTCGCTGACCGATGACGCGATCATCTTTGCCGCATCGATGGCGGCGTCAAGCTTGCCATTCACGAGCATCGATGCACTACAATCGAAAAGCAAACAGAGCGACGCGTCGACTGGGAGCGAGACCTTCTGGTCGATGTCGACACCCGGCTTTATTTTCACAAGCAGTTTAAGCTCGTGCTCGACACCCGTCATCAACTTCTCGTGGTCACCCACCAACTGTAGATCTAACAAGTTCATTTGCTGCCTCGCTCTTGTCATTGGTCCAAATGACATCTAATGTCGATTTATCTGGCATCCGTCAAAAGATTTGGCTCCTTTCCCGTTGCGTCCTTGAACCGTTGCAGAGCCACAGCAACGTATCCTGGGTTAATCTCGATAGCACGGCACTTCCTGCCAAGCTGTTCGCAGGCGATCAGCGAGGTGCCACTTCCGCAAAATGGCTCTGCGACAACGTCGCCAGCCTTCGAACTGTTCGAGAGCGCGCGTAGATACAACTCGACTGGCTTCATGGTCGGATGAAGGTCGCTCTTATGTGGCTTGTCGATCTCCCACGTCGAGAACTGGCTGGCATCTCCGTAAAACTTGTGTGACCCGTCAACCCATCCGTAAAGGATCGGCTCGTGCTTGTAGTGATAATCACAGCGCCCCAAGACGTGATTGTTTTTGACCCACACTAGCATGTGGCGCAGTGGAAAACCGCTTTGGCGCAAAGCTAGGAGGAGGAGGAGGAGGTCGCCTCCCTGCGGCCCGGTCACATAGTAGGAGGCGCCAGGCGAAAGCGATTCGCGGATGGCTGTGAATGCGGCGACCCAGAACGCGCTCATCTCATCCGGTGTCTGATGATCACCATCGATAGGTGTCTGAATGCAATTGCCCCGGTGACCTGCATTCAAAAACTTGTTCTTCGACGCATAAGACACACCGTACGGCGGATCGGTGACGATGATGCTCGCGAGGTCTTTTCCGAATAACCGCTGCACGTCCTCTGCCTTCGTGGTGTCTCCGCACAAAAGCCGGTGCTCACCAAATTCCCATAATTGCCCCGTCTCGACCTTCCACTCCTTCCGCAACTCATCTGCTCGATCGATCTGTGGCTCGGCATCACTTAATTCAACATCAGACACATTCAACGATAACATTTCAGTTATGTCTGATTGTGTATAACCAACACCACTCAACAAATCTTCGCTTTGAAAACTACTCATCATCGCAACGAGTTCTTTTTCATCCCAACCGCCGAGCTCAACCAATCGATTGCTTGCAATCAAATACGCTTCGGCCTCTTTGTCGTTCTTACTCCACCAGCCACGAATAACCGGGATGATCCAATCGCCATTTTCATTGACGACAACACCATCAGGCGGCGTTCCTCCCGATGATTTCAATTTTAACAGCGCGGCTTTTCGCCCGTGCCCCGCTACAATTCGATTCGTTCGCTCATCTAAAACAATCGGCTCAACATAACCAAAACGACCGATGCTGTTTTCAATTTGATCGCTGTGCAATTTTGGATTTTTAAGAGCGTCTTGCAACGCATCAATGGGCAAGCCTTCTATTCGCAAACTCATTTTATCCCCCATCAACTCATTAGTTTTCCATCTTCGATTTTTAAATGTAACGCTGGATCAAGCAAGTCTTTTAAATCTTCGTCATGCGAAATCACCACGACCGCGCGACGATTGGCGAGTTCTCGAACCGCTTCAACCACCCTCGGAACGCCGACCGAATCGAGACCGTCGAAGCACTCGTCGACGAACAGCGTTCCCGCCATTGTTCCGTGCGCCGCACTCGAGATCTCAGAGAGAGCAAAGAGCAACGCCACATCGATTCGACGTCGCTCCCCCGCGCTCGCCGCCTTGTAGCCATACCCGCCGCCGGCTCCCTCGATCTCGAGGCTGATTGAGTCGGTCACGCCGCCCGATTTCTTTTCCTGGTAGGGCGACAAACGCAAGCGCAACCCCTCGCCGGCGATACGCTGAAGCCAGGTATTAGACATTTCCGAGATGGCGTTCAGCGTCGCCCCGAGCACATGCGCGCGGACGCCTTTTGTGCCGAGTACCTTTTCAGTAACGCCAAGCTCTTTGAAATCAACTGTCACAGCCTGTAAAATATCAGCCCATTTTTTCTCGAACTCGATTGCCGCCTTCTCGTCTATTGCCGCTTTCTCTTTGCGCTCCAATGCGCCCGCTCTCTGTGAGTCGTATCGAACTTTCTCCTCGGTGAGAGATTTCGCTTTCGAGATTCGTTCTCTGATTTCCTGTAGCGCTTCTTTGATGTCCTTCGACTCTGACTCGAACTCGTGCCGCTGCTCTTCGTTCTCGATGACACTGGCGGCGGTTGCGGCCTTTGCTTTCTGCAATTCAGTTCGTTTTGATTCGACCTCTGCTTGAGCCTTCGCCCGAGATTGTGGCGGAATCTTTTGATCACACGTCGGGCAAACGGTGGTGTTGAGGTGCACGTCAAAACATTTCATGGTGCTCTTGAGCTCGAGCTCGGCGAGCGCCACGTTCTCATCGATCTCTTTCCGCTCCGCTCTCAATTTTGATATCAACTCGACATTGACTCGCTCTGCCTGTGTGAGTCGAATGAGCCGCGCGTTTAACTCTGTCAGATCTTCAATCTCGAACGTCTTCTCAAACGACTTCAGCACGTCCTCTGAAAGCGCCAATAACTTTTGAGCAGACTCTTTTCTCGCCGTTCCCATCACGAGACCGTTCTCGGCTTTATGAATTGAGACCTCTGTGTTTCTCAAATCCCCTCGACACTCCTCGAGAGCCGCATCAAACTTTTCTATTCCGATGAACGCTTCGAGCAATCGCTTCCGCTCGGAGTCGGTCGACTGCGTGAAGCACGCGATATCGGTGGCGCTCAAGACATGCGTTCTCTGCCAAACCCAATGAGAGCCTATCTCTGATTCGAGCGCTTCTTGTGCCTTGGTCGTCGAGGCGAAGTTGATCTCTTTAGCGTTTTCACTGCGTGTGTCATACCAAAGCAAGTTTATCTTTGCGCCAAGCTTCCCACGAATTGCGGCCACAGTATTGGTGAATACCTTGACTTCGCCGTCCTCGGGGGTCCATGGCGTTGTACCTCTGAGAGTCTTCCCCCAAAGCCCAACCGACACCGCCTCGACGAGACTTGACTTGCCCGAGCCATTCGGACCCGTAACGAGAACGATTCCTTTCTCTGGCAGTGTGACTTCACTCTCTCTGTGCTTCATGAAATTCTTGAGCACTACTTTTTGAATCTGCATTGTCGATCCTTAACCAGGTGCCACAAGGTTGAAGCCATACAACTTTCTCCGATTGCACTAACCGCTTTTGCGATTCGTCCATCTCAAAACACGCTTCCACTCGATGTCGCTCTCCCACGATATTCTGAAGGCAAACAGCAACGAGCCCGCACTTATTACATTTCACAAAATGAAAAGGCATTTCATCCTCACAACCTCAAATATTTTTTCGAGAGAGCGAGCACCTTATCGCGATTCACTCCCTCCTCTATCGGCATATTTTTCACAAATGCCGCGAGAGACTCCGCCAATCCAGTTTCACAGCGAGCCAAAGTCGCAGCGGTGCGAGCCTGAATTTTATTCGTTTGATCATCGGGGAGCACCTCATAGCCAAGAATCGCATTCTCTTCTTTCTGTTTGCCGAGCCACTCTGATGCTGCCTGCATTCCGACCTCATCTGTGCTTCTCATGCGCGCGAAAACAAAATTCCCTTCCTCACTCAACCCGCGAAAGCGTTTCAATTCCGAGGCGTCGGGTTTCTCGCATGAAATAAATCTCGGACCTGCTATCTCAATGGTCTCTGTTTTTAGCTGCTTGTTTTTTATTCCTTCAACGATTGTCACTTTCCCAACCGCATCGTCGAACGCATCTCGCCAATCGGTCGGGCAGAGACAGCCCAATTGCACAATGTGAATTCCATTGAACGGTTGCCACTCGACGTGCCGATGCCAATGCCCCGCCATCACCGCGTCAATTTGATACTCTTTACAGAGCGTCAAGAGGCGCTCGATTGATATCGAATCGGTTCCCGCCTGCCCCCATGCTGGCGTAGCAGAATCCCAGATCCCTAAATGACAGCCTAAAATTCTAAACGACTTTTCCTTAGCCGCACCGCTAGTGAATAATCCCGCCAAAGATGCCTCGAAAGAAGCCGCAGATCTGAAGGGGATATGCCACACATCGCAGCCGGCCATCCGAGTACTGCAACACGTGGTGACAATGCGAACGTTTTTCACAAACGCCAATGGCCCGAGAGCGTGATTGCCTGTGTCGAGAACAACCTGCTCATGATTGCCGAGTAAGATATTTATTGTAAGGTTTTTGTATGACTCTAGAATTCGCATGACGTGCGCAAGGACAGGCGGCTCGGGGCGTGCGCCATCGAACAAATCCCCCTCGATAAAAACCTCTGAGCACCGCGCATCATCCGCGGCCTTCAAGGCACGCTCTAAAACACCGCATGCAACCGCACAGCGGACGTTGATTCCCGAGACTCCGGCGTCCTTAAAAAAGGGAATATCGTTTAGAGTTTTGTGATTAGCGATATGCACATCCGAGAAAAAAGCAATTTTCATTCTGCAACCTCCGCCAAATCCGTCTCTTCATTCTCAGACTCTTCCGTATCGATTGCCGGTTCACTCTCTGCACGACACCAACCGCAAGCGTCGAGTTTTATTTTTGCTTCTTCGGCAAAAGGCTTCAACGCTTCGCCTCTCAATCCTCGAACGTCCGCCGGCTTCACGAGCCCCAATAACTTTGCTCTCTCGAGTGTCGACCAAGCGTTATCCCAACCAGTCGCGAAGTTCAGACGTACTACCGCTTTTCGATAGGGTGACGCCATTCGATTCTTGGTTGCCAAGAAAGTGATAGACTTTGCGATTTTCTCTTCATGTTTATTCTCGACGTGCTTACCTGGGTAAAGCTGAAGTCGAATCGATGCCGCAAACTTCACGGCTTTGCCGCCCGGTGTCGTCGATGAGTCGCCAAACATAACGCCGATTTTCTGCCGAGTCTGATTAACAAATAGTAAACTACACTTCTTCTCGATGGCGAGCTTCGATAAAACTCTGCATGCCTGACTCAATATTTTCGCTCTGCTGTCCCAAATAGCTTTGCCCTGTAGTCCCTTCAAAACCTCAGCTTTGGTAGCGCATGAGGCAATGCTATCCCAAACCCCGAGCGTGGGCACATTGCCCGGTAGCTGCTCAAGTGTGAACGCCATTTTTTCAATCGCGTCTTCCATGTGGTCGGGCTCAAGCAGAATCACACGTTTCAAATCAACGCCGAAAACACTCGCGCGTTCGAGATTCAAAGCGTTCTCTGTCTCGCATAAAAAAACAATTGCGTTCTGTTCGAGAGCGCCCTTGATGCAACTCCAAGTGAAACTCGTTTTCCCACCTGCCTCTTCGCTATAGAGCTCGACGATGCGCCCGACAGGCAAGCCTTTGCATCCGAGCACGTATTGATCAATCACATCGATTCCTGTCGAGAGAACCTCGACAACATCGCTCTGACCGCCCTCGCCCAACACGCCCGCGCTATCACTGCCAAACTGTTTTCTAATTGCGGCGATGATCATTTTCTGTAAGTCTTCCATCTTCTTTTTCTTCGCCATTTTTTCTCCGTTGCGAGATAAACCTCTTTTCACATTCTGTATGGGAAAAGAGGAGAGCGCCCAGGCCATCCGAGCTTAAGCGCTCTTTTTCTAAAATTGGCTGGGGGTTGGAATTGCACCAACACGGAGTCATCGGCCCAACTTGATGACTTGCCCCGTCTATGGCTCGGGCTCTGGTGCGCGAGCATCTCCCAGCGGTTCGGCACGACTAGCACTATGAGTATTCGATAGAACGATATGGGGGAAAGCGCTATCGAGCTCAGAGTTCTATTCGCGCCTACAGCGGAATGTCTTCCTCATAATCGGCATCGGCAATGTCCTCTTGGATATTTCTCGACCGAGGTTTCGCCTTCAACGCGTGCGCTTCTTTTTCTGTGCGACGCATGGGCGCTTTAGATTCCTTTGCCTCGAAGCCTCCACTCTCAACCTCGGCAACGAGGTCTTCGATCTCATCAATCGTTTTGGTGAGGATGAACTCGTCGAGGTCAACCTGCGTATCAATCCACGTCATGTCGCCAAGCGGCGTTCGATTTCGCGCGGGGAGAATTACGTACTTGGTATCATTGCGAGTCATACCCTTGCGTTTAACAATCAGATCGAAACCGTCCACGGGGTCTGTGAAATCGCCGCCGCTCTCGGGATCGTTCCGAATCGATATCATGCTTGAGAAAATATTCTTCCCGAAATTCCAAACTCGTGGCCCCTTCTCGGGGTCGCCTCGGTCAATCGCATTTGTGTAGGCGCTCTGTCGAGGTGCGAAAGTCTCCCTCGCAAACTCTCGCTCTTCATCGCTTCTGCTTTTCCGAAGCACTTCCCATTGTGCGCATGCCGGACAAACTGCCGCACCGGGGCACAGAAAAACGATGACTTTATCGCCCACCACAATGCGATGCTGGTTCACGAGTTTAATCGGAGTTTTTTTCCCCGCTTTAGGAGGAAGAACTCGCACCACTGTTCGCCCCTCTGGGATCTTAAAAAAGGTTGAACCAGAATCAAATTCCTTCAATTGTTTTTCGGCTTCTGTCGCGTCAAAACTTCCGTATTTTACGATGTTCGGCATTGTGTTTTCCCCTCGAGATTAGGTTTACTATTCGTGAATCGTTTACGCTCAGTGTAATTTTGCGGAACGTATCTGGTCAATGCACTTTTTCATATCTCCTTTCAGATCAACCTTCTCTTCTCGAACCTCTATATCTTTGAGCGCCACTGAAATATCGCTCGCTATTTTTTTGACGCAATCTTCGAGCGTGCTGCCCGGCATGTCGTGCTCCAAAGTCACAAAATAGCGAAGCGTAAAATTCAGAGCAGAAAATAACAAAACTTGCGCTTGCGGCGTACCGACTTTTATTCTCGGGTCGCCTTGGTCTTTGCCGATGTAAAGTTCTGACGTCTCGCCTTTCGGAATGCTATAGGCGAAATCGCCAGCGGATTTAAACAGCATCACTATCGACGTCATCAAATCGCGCGAATCCTGCATCTCATCAGGAGAAGACATTTTAACCTCGCTCGACATCTGAATCGTGCTGATTTCTCATATGCGTTTTCAGCATCGGGTCGCCCGCCATCTCTTCTCGAAGGTGCGCCCCCAGTGAAACGAGCATGTCCTTTTTGTCTCTCAGGCTCTCGAGAATTCCAATGAGCTTGACTCGCTCGCAGTCTGCCTCGACCAATTCAAGGCGCAGTTTGATCCAATCTTGAGACTGCCCCTTCATTGTCGACTCGATCAATGCCTCGGTGACCCGGCCTTTTAACTCGGCTGTCTCAAGCATTGTTCTTGTCTCGAGACTCAAGCGTTTCTCGAACCACTCAAACTCGACTTTCTTAATCCAATACGCTCGATAAACTTTTCGATACTCCTCATTCCAAAAGGCAACATCCGACGCCATTCGACAAAACTCTGCCTGAATGGCAACCGGCGAAAGCTCCAAACACTCCTTCAAGTAATCCGCTTCGAGATTCACGTGACCCCCTTTTCTATATACTTGTCCGGTCGATGATTTTTTTTACCAACTATTTTTAATTTATTTTTTTCAGGCTTCCCCACGACTCGCCGACCTCAACATCGACCACGAGCGGAACATTGAACGGGGTCTCCCAGCCTTGCATCACTTGCTTCACCTTTTCGATTGTCGACGGCACGAGGTCCTCTCGCACGTCGAGCATGATACTGTCGTGCACCGACAGAATCACCCTGACATCGGGCGCCAGTTTTTCTTCATCGACCCAATTGATCAATCTGACAAGCGACTGAACACAAAACTCGCTCGCGGTTCCCTGCACGGGCGTGTTCCACGAGGAACGCTCGGCGCTCCCGCGCGCCCAATCATCCGCTTGGTCTCCTATCTTCGAGAGAGGTCGCCAGCGAGCTCTTCGCCCCTCCCACATCGTGTACGCGCCGCCGTATTTCTGCGCGTTCAAGAGACAGTTTTTGATCCACGCCGCCAGAACCTTGAAGCGTCCGAGAACCGCCGCTCGAATTCTCGCAGCCATTTTTGCGTCGCACCCAATTTTCTCAGCGAGTTGTTTGTCGTGTTGCCCATAGAGCAATCCGAAGTTGACGGCCTTGCACGCTTTGCGATGCGACTTCTCGACCTGCTCGGGTTTGATTCCCCATACAAGCTCGGCGAGCATTTGCGCTGTGCGAAGATGATAGTCAACGCCCTCGTCGAAGATCGCTCGCATCTCGGGGTCCCCTGACAGCATCGCTGCCACTCTCAATTCGAGTTGCGAATAGTCGGCCGAGATCATCAAATTACCGGGCGACGCCACAAAGACGTTGCGCGACATACTCGCCAAACTCGGGTCGTAGGTTTCTTTTTCGCCGCTCGGGATGTTCTGAAGATTCGGGTCCGCCGAGCTCGTGCGACCCGTTCTTGCGCCGTCTGTGTGAAGCGTCGTGTGAATCCTATTATCACCTCGAACGTGCGCAAGCATTCCTTCGCAGCCAGTTTTACCAGCAGCATAGGTGTTTCTCTGTTTATCCCAGTGACGCCACTCGAGTAGACTCTCGATGATTTCTTTCTTACCGTCCGCCGCGACCTTGAGCAATTCTTCAAGCGCCTCGTGATCTGTGCTAGCCGCACCGCCTTTAGTTGTGTACGGCACTTTCAATTTCATCTTTTTATAGAGCAACTCTGAAACGTGATGCGACGAGGCGGGATTGAAATCGGGCCCAGTATGAGCAATCAATTTTCTGTGCGCGTCGGTCAGTTTGAGAATCAGCATCTCTTGGTACGAGAGGATGGCGTCTTTACTGACAGCGATTCCCCATTTTTCTAACTCTATGATTGGCTCAATTGTCGGACGAATAAGCCGATTCCAAACATAAAAATTCTCCTCGGAGTCGGCGATATCTGTCTCGAACAAGTCGACTAGACGGTCCGTTGCGATTGCATCCGCCGCATTGTATCGCAGCAACACAGTCTGTGGAATCAATGCGAACGCAAAACTCTTCGGGTCATCCGTTGACCTGATATCCTCCGCGACTGCCTTGTCGAGAATCAACATCGCTTTGTCGTAGCGCGGGGTCGCTTGTTTTGTGAGCTTGCATGTCTCGCCGTGAAAAGTCGCGTGCGCCACCTTGAGGCAAACATTGATATTCTTTTCAGCGTCGTCCAAATACTGTTCGGCTTCTTCTTTGTGACCGCCCATTCCGACGAGCTCGGCCATCGTTTTCAATCGTGTCTGTGCCTCGGGGTCCAGAATTTTTCGCATGAGACGAGCATCATAAACAACACCTCGCAGACGAATTCCCAAACCGCACCACAACGCGTGCGCATCGCTCTTGATGTTTTGACCCACCTTGCGCGCGCAATCGTCTTCCAACAATTTCGCCAACTCTGCACATATCTCGGCATTTTTTAGAGACTCTCGATCCCAAACGTACGCGTAACTTTTTCCTCGAGGAACGCACGCGATGCTTAGCAATTCCAATTTTCGATACGGCACGCCCGACCATTCAGCATCTATCGACAGCCAGACAGCCGACCTCAAATCGTCCGCCGCTTCTTTCGATTCACTGACAGTTTGTATGACTCGCGCTTCCGCATCGTAGGGCGGCAACTCGAATCGATGAGTCAATGCCCATTGCAAATCACTCTCAAAAACCTGAGAGATGAACCGATTTGAAAAAATCAACGAGGGGTCGAAGAACATCACGACGGGCGTTCTCGTCGACAAAAAAGCGAAGCCTCGCCGAACGCTCATCGTATCGACCGACCGACCGAGCAGAGAATAAATTGCATTCGCGCCCATCGCCAAAATCAAAGTCGGTTTAATCTCAGCGATGCTTGTCTGCATATATGCTCTGCACGCGTCAACATTCGTCGGAGAGATATCATTCAAAACCGAGGCACACCGCACAGCGAAATCAAAATAAATAGGGCCTTTCCAAATCTTACTTATCGTCGAGTAAAGAAAGGATATGGTTTTGTTGTTCGCGTTCACAGTCTGACTAAGCACTACCAGTAAAGCCTTCCCCGCTTTCTTTTCGTCGTAAGAAAAAGGTCGCTTAATCGGTGCGGTGTTTCTCTTACCGAGCGCGCATCTTTCGCAGCCTTCCTCTGTTGGAAAGGCAAACGTTGCAAATGGTAAGGCTACTACCTCGACGGCAGACTTGGGAATTTCTCCCGGCGAGGTATCGTACACCCTCAAGATTTTCATTTTGTTCCCGCAGGAATTACCGCCATAATCGCCATCGCTCTCGTGCGAACTGTCTCTTCAAAACTCATACTGGGAGTTCTATTCAGAATTGGGATCTGCTCTCGATATTCTTTGCAGAGATCATAGATGTCATCCTCTCGATTGATGCCTAACGCGACGAGGTGTTTTATCAGGTGTCCGATTGACGAGAAAGCCGAAAGCTCGTCGACTGTTGGTTTTCGTTTTGCATTCGCGCCGAAGTCGAAATCGGTAATGTCTGGTTGCGGTTTCGTGTTGATGGCCGGCGCTTCGATGGGCTCCTCGATTTTTCTAGGCGCGGGTTCTTCGTTTTCTTCAAAGTCATCATCGACGGGCTCTTCGTCTTCATGGTCGTAGTTACAAACATCTTTTTTAGGGGCTACTTTCACAGCAGGTGCAACGGGCGCAACCTTTGGTTTCTCGGTAGGCTTCTGAACCGGCGCGGCCTTCACAACCGCTTTCACTTCTTCTTTAACAGGCGGTGAATTACCATAGCGAGACATCACCGTGTCGATGAATTTCAATGCTTCTTCGCTCGTGTTGATTCCACTCACTTTGATTTCAATATCTCGAATCTTCACTGTTACGATCATTGTTATTCTCCCTTTTCGTACAATCCGATTTTAATGGCCCACCATTCTGTCACTCTTAAAACTCCCTGGTCGCCGTGCCCCTGCACTTCAGAATCAGCCAGAATCTGACTCTTGGGCACCCAGTGATCCTCGCCGGCGATATTGCAAAGCACCGCCTTCTCGGTCTCATGCAAAGTCAACACGTCCTCGAACTCGACACCAACGATTTCGTCTGTCATTGACCCCTACTTTCGCCGAATCCGCTCAAGAGCGAACCCGCCCGTTCTGCCCGAGACTTTCACGACGGGTTGGT